AACTGTACCGACAGCCGATTTGTGGAAGACAAGACCAATAGTTTTACTATCGTCACCTGAGTAAGTGTTATTAGCACCACTTGGGTTAGAACCTACGTTACTCTGAGGTACGTTGTTTGACATCATGATTGGTATGCCAGCAACTTGTTGTACCTTACCAGAAGCAAACGAACCATTACCCTGTGGGTTGAAGTCAACGTCTACAGTTCTTGTAGCAGACTCAGCAAGTTTGTAGTACTCAGCAGGTGGCAATACACAGAAACGATCTGTTGGAGGAATGTCTCTTTCGTCAAATGTCTGTGCAATGTCATAAATAGCTGCTGCTATTTCATCACCAGTAACATCAGAAGAAGCTGTATTACCATTAGCAAGTGTTAATACAAGACCGCCATTACCACCACTAAGAGTAGTAGAAGCTCTGGAAGCGTTTGCAATTTGCTTGGCTACGTTTTGATCGTATGTACGAGCAAGTGCCTTACCTAGTTCATCAGCGTAAGTTGCTCTTACGTCATAATGATTCTTGAGTTCATCAATGTTAGCAATGAAACTCTGTGCAATTAGAAGATCATCAATGTTGATAATCTTTTCGTTTGCCTTGATTTGGTTAGCACCAACAAGAGGAGTTCCTACTGTATGGTATGCAGCAGTAGCAGTTCCTAATACTGGAAACTGTGCTGACTTACCACTTGTGATAGTACGAACTGAATGAAGTTGCTCGTTAAAAATGTTATTTCTGGCAAACGCAGTTAGAACTTCTCCTGAAAAGATTTTAAGAAAAAGTGCGTCAAACGCTGTGCCAGTATTATTAACCAAACCAAGGCGTGATACTGTGGCGTTAGCCATAGGAAAACTCCTTGATTAATGTTTACAAATTTGAGTAACTAACTTCGTTTCAATCCTTTCTCTCAAGTGGTATCTGACGCATCAGGCACAAGGATATTTAGATTTCTACTTTGTTAATTTATGCAGACCCACAATTCCACTTGCGTAGTGCAAGAGCTTTGCGAGTTAGCTTGCCATCTTTTTTTAATGGTCCTTTTACCTTAGACATTCTTGCACAAAAAGATTTCCTTCTTGCTTTTTGTCTAGGTGAAAGTCCACTTGTTTTAGTAACAGGAGCTTGCAAGTTTCCACCTGTTGCTCGGTTGTATTTTCTCCGACCTCTAGCAGTAAGACCACCTGTGGGGTCTTTATCTGCTTTAGTCATTGATACACCCTTAGACATAAAAAATGTAAGCTACTTAAAATATAACACTTTTACGCAATCTTTAAACTATTTCTTTTTCTTCTATGTTGATAGGTGATATTTTTTGAACTTGTTTTTTCTCTTTTAAATCTAGCTTTTTCTTTGCTACTCATTTCACTTGTAGTCTTTGGAGTCTTACTACTAACTCTCTTTGATGGTCTGCAAGCAGGGTAAGGTCTGCCTTTCTCATTCTTACCTCGGCCACATTTCTTGCCTGTTTTGACATCAACCCACTTTTCTTTAAACCATCTGTCGAGACTCATTTGCCTACATTTTTTTGTGCTTTGTTGTGTGCAGCTTTGAATGAAGAACCTTCACGCATAAGCTTCTTCATCATATCCATGTGTTTTTTAGAATGATGCTCTGAATGTTTCTTCAGAGTTCTGATTTGACTAAGACTAAGCTTTGCCATTTTTCTTTTTCTTTAGTCTACGAACTAATAAAAAATCTTCTTTGGTGAGTTTACCATCACCAGTTTTATCAAGATTCTTTTTTTGTTTGTCTGTTAGTTTTTTCATTTTAAGAGTAACCTCCACCAGCAGCCTTATACTGCCTTACAAGTTGTCCACTTGCATAAGCAGAAGGCCACTTCTTTACAGTACGTTTTACTTTAGCTTTTATTCTTGCGTAAAGTTTTGGATTTGTAGGTTTAGCCATTACCGAATACGTTAGAACCTGCTAAACGTGCTTTTACATTTTCTGTATAAGATACGTCTTTCTCCCAACGAGGATCAGACATAGCAGTTACTACTTCTGCTGTAGATCTAAATGGTGTAGGTCCACTTGCCGAAGCACGACCTGAGTAAAGACTTGGTTCAACTCCCATAGCGTTATTGTATTGTGAATAGATACCTTGAACAGCCAACTTAATAGCAGGTCCATCTCCTGTATCAGTTAACTTATTAAAGGCTTGGACTTCTTCAGAAGGTAGATTTTCTATAGCCCAAGAAACCATTTGACCATAGCTTTCATCTCCACCTACTGAATCTTTGATACCTTGTGCATCTACTTCACCTGCTAAACCAGCATTACGAAGACCATCTAAATAGGTATCAACAATTTGTTTTGAGAAGCCAGCTTCACTTAGCTTGCTGTAATCATCTTCAGTAATTTCATCATTCTCTGCAAAGCGATTTGATATATCTACTGGATCAATACCTACTTCTTCTAGTACCGAAGCAAGACCATCTCCATAAAATTCTTCTGCATCAAATTCAGAATCGTTAGTTTCTGTTTCTTGTTCTTCTGTCTCTTCTTCTGCTACACCTTCTGGTTCTTCTCTGGTTTGATCTATAGCACCAAGCTTACCTTCGAGTTCTTTGTAGCTTCCTACCAAATCCTCTACAGTTTTAAACTTGCCAGCATATAAACCATTTTCATCTTTTAAACCTTCCAAGTCTGAAGCAGACATTGGCGGTGTCTCTGAAACATTTACTTGTGATGAAGTCATAGTGGTTTTCTTTTAACTATAGTGAATTGTACTGCCATGTCTAGTAGTGACATCACCAGACTTTTCGGGTACAGGGTTTTCTTCGTTAACACCTAGTTCGCTAACGATAGCTTTTTCAGAGACAAACTTTCCATCTTCATCTCTTTTCCTAGACTTTTTACTGGGCATCTTGAGGTTCCTCCGTTGGTAATTGTTGTGAAGCATCAGCTAATTTTTTAGGATCAACTAATGGTGAGCCTAAAGCAGCAGGTCCAAGACTTTGAATAAGCTGCTGTTGTTGTGCAACTTGTTGTTCTTCTTGGATTTGTTCTTGTGTTTTTACTAGGTTAGCAGTATCTATACCGATACTGGTAGCTAGTCTTTTAACCGCTTCATCTACATTGACGTATTGCCTCATTACATCTGGTCCTAAAGCTTGAGCTACAGTTCCTATAAACTCTATCAGTTTGTTTCTATCATTACCCCTACCAAGTCCTTGAAGTCCTGTCACTATCTTGGGTTTGACCAGTTCATCAGGCAGCTTGGGAACTTTACCCTGTCTTACCAGTAAGTGCATACGTCTTCTAAGATATGGTAATTGAAACTCTTGAGTTAAGATACTATAGATACCACCAAGACTATTCTCTAGCTCTTGTGCCATAAGATTTATCTCGGCTGCTGTTACTCTTTCTGCGTCACGTTGTACTGATCTTGCCATCAAGAAAGCAAATTCAAGTCTTGCTTCTATTCTTTGTATGGCACTAAAAGCAACAGAGAAGTCTGCACTTTTACCAACTTGCATGACACTTATATCTGCTGCTGTACCTTCTCTTACTGCTCCATTCGGTGCTTTGCTTATGGTTGCTGCCCTTGTGACACCATTCGGATTGACTAGAAAAAGCGTCTTCGCACTAGCAGCAGCACCTTCGATTATGGCTTGCATTAAAGACTCAAGACTAATCAAGTCTCCTCTGTATTCTTCAACATAACCTCTACCATAATCTTCACCATCAACTCGGATAAATCTAAGAGGTAGCCAAGGTGTTACATCTACTCTTGATCTACCATCTGTGTTTGGTATCTTTTCTCCTTTACATTCTTGAAACCAGAAGACATCATCATTAATCCTTTTTATATGTGTATATATATCAAGGTCATCTGTCATTGTCTTAGCGTCATAGTTCTCTTTCTTCTTGATCTGTTCTAAGAAAGCAGCAGGTAAAGCTTGTGGGTGTATTGTTTCTTTAGTAAGTATTTCTAATACATTACCTACTTCATCACGCTTACAAACAAACTTAGATAATGGAAAGACTTTAAGACCTGCATCTGTTAGATATAACAAAACGTTACCTGATACGACAAGATGTTTGATAGCTTCAAACATGGCAACTCTGTCATTAGATATTTCTATCTGATTCATCAAAGCATTTTCTATTGTGCGTAGTCCTTTATCTATTTCACTCTGCATTTGTTCTTGCCCTTGCTTTCTTATCTCAAGAGCATCTATTTCTAATTTAAAAAATGCTGTGCTTGGAGGAAGCAAAGTCATTAATAATTTATTCGACAAGCTATTCACACCACGACTACCAGTAGCTTGGAAAGGAGTTTTTATTCTTGCCCTTGTACCAGTTGTTTGTTCTGGTATCAAGCTAGGTATCGTTAGCTTTGAAGATTCTTTTGCTTCTCTATCGTAGACAGACCTACTACTAACAAGTGCTTCATACCTACCTGCTGCGGTTGTGCCTTGTGCTGAGTATTCCATATTAAGTTGGGTAGTTTAAATCTCCACCTTTTTGGTTATCAAGCAATGGTATCTGTAAAGATTTAGTTCCCATTTTTCTACCCATAGCAACTTTTGTATCAGCAGCTTGTTTCTTTTTTTGTTTACCAACAACAACTGCATCAGCAGTATCTTCTATAGGTGAATCAACTGGTTCGGTTGCAGGTGCAGGTGGGGGTGATGGTCGTGATCCGAAACACATGGCAGGTGTATATTATTTTTTCCTTATACTAGCATGAACTAAATTAAAGTCTTCTTTTTAGTTTGCGTTAACTTTTGTGCTGTAGCAATAGTTGGGTTAGAAAAGTTTTTAGTTTCTTTTTGTTTTGCAATCTTAAGTGAGTCTGCTGTTTCAGTTTTTTTCTTTTTCTTTTCTAGACCTTCTTGCTCACCTGTAATTACAACAGGGTCATTCTTGCTTTGATACTTTGCAACTCTTGGTTGAGTACTGCCACCACCACCAAAACACATAGCTAGTTCTCCAATACTCTATTAGTTAACATAGTTTCTTTTTGTCTTAGTTGCTGTTCGATTAGATAGTCAACAACAGACCTCTGCCCTGCACGATACCACACTTCACGATCTGATAGCGATAGGTCTGGGTGTCTGTTAGGAAACACAGCATCTAAGGCTTGTATAAGTTCGTTAGTAATTACTGGTAAAGACACAAAAATTAAAAAGCTATATCTATATTATATGTTAGTCTGTAGATAGCAAGGAGTGGTTACCTTGTTGCAACGCTAAGAAAACCTCAAGGGTGTGGTTCCTCTTGGGGTTTTCTTTATGGGTTCCAAAGTTTTACTTCTCCTGTATTGTAATCATAATCTCCTTCTCTTAATATTCTTGTAAGTCTTGCGTTCAAGATAGCATCAGCAATGGTGTAACCTTTCTTTGTATATGTCTCCTGTACCTTAAACCATAGTGCTTCTTTGGTATCAGGTGTACTAGCTAAAGTCTTTGAAGCAGTAACCATACCCATACCTTTGATACCTAGTATTCCGTCACCAGCATCACCAGCTAACGACATCTCAAACCAATGCCTGTCTGCTTTTTTGTTTGTTATATGTTCTATCGAATCATCAGCTATAAGTTTGCATGGTAGTGTTCTCATATCTTTATCTACTGAAACTATTATTGGGTCTTTGTATCTGCCATTGGTAGCAAGCAAACCAAGTACGTCATCACCTTCTAGGTTTTCATAAGCTACAGTTTCATATCTTTTTTTTACTTCTTTGATGACACTCTTGAGTGCTAGTGGTTTACGTTTACCTATCCTATTGATCTTGTACTCAGGGAATATCTCATGTCTAAATGTAGGGTAAGAAGTAAAGCACATAACTATGTCGTGCTTACTGTCAGCAATAGTTCTATAAACGTCTAGTCTGTTCTCTATCAGATTAAGTATGTCTCTTTCATCAGAGTGAAGAGTATGCTCCCAATCATTCCATCTTGTGTCTTGTTCACACGCACAGCAAGAATTGTAGATCAACCAATCAGCATCAATAAGTAAAGTCATAGCTAAATAAAATCCTCATATACAACAAGCCGACCTGTCTTCTGGTCGTACAATAATTTATCTACTTCTCCTGTCATTCCAGTATGTCTTGATTTCAACACCTTTAGTTGTAATCGCTGTCTCTCACTAGCTTCTCCTGTCTGGTTTCTTGATGCAGATAACACGACATCAGATAACTGAAGGAGACTATGCGACCCTCTCAAGTCAGATGTATCTACCTCTCTGCCAGACTCATGTGATTGTCCTTGTGGTCTGCGTAAATGGCTGACTAATACAATAGCTATACCAGTTGCTTCACTCAAACTTCTAAGCTTGGTCATTATTATATCTATTGCTTTGCGTTCATTATCTAACTCTAAGCCTGACAAAACTATACTAATGTGATCTAATATGACTACCTTTACTCCATCAACAGTAGCTAAATATCTTATCTGTTCTAGTAATACATCAGGCTCAAGACTACCGAAATGATTGTATAAAAAAAGATTGCGTGTTGATGTGAGGTTATCAAACGCAATCCGCAGATCATCTTTAGTTATGCCATCTTCATTTAAGTGCAAAGGAATGTTTAAGTCAATACCTACTAGACCTTGAAGAGTTCTTTGTACCGATTCTTCTAACCCAATGTAACCAACCTTAAGTTTATTTTTAAGGAAGTGGTGGCATAGCTCCCTGCATATTGTGGACTTACCTGCACCACTAGCACTAGCTACTGTAAAGATCTGACTAGGAAACAAACCTTTTGTGTATTCGTTTAGCTTTGGAAATGGAAAGTCTGATACAGGTTTACTTGTTTCTTTAGTAAACAAATCCCAAGCGTCTGCTGCATTGATAAGAGAGTCAGGTCTTACTGGTCTAGCTTTCCATAGTCTGTCTTTGACTAGCTCACCTTCTCCTGATACAAGATGATCGTTAACGTCATTACGATCTAGTCTTGCTATAGCAACCTTACCTCTTGGTAATACCTCCATACATTTCTCTGCTGCTTTATTACCTGCTTCATCATTGTCAAAGCAGATAACGATACGACAAAAACTATCAAGCCATTTGTAGTTAGCTGCTAGGTACTTGGCTGCTGATTGTACTCCTGATGGTATAGATACACAGGGAAACTTATTGCCCTGTATTTGACTAGCACTCATGCAATCTATCTCTCCTTCGCAAACAGTTATGAATACAGAACCATTACCTCCATGTTGTCGCCATAGGTGCTGACCCCATAGCTGTACCTTTGACATATCTCCTATCCATATAAACTTCTTATCTTGAAAGCGTATGTGCTGTGCAACATCATTACCTTTCTGATCTTTGTATGTAGCTACCTGTACTGGCTGCCCTTTAAATTCAGACATACCATAACCAAATAGTTCTGAAGTCTCCTTAGTGATTCCACGTTTGGGTAAAGCAATAGGTGTAACCTTCAACAGCTTTGGGTTTGGTTTGTATATAGGAATGATATTAGTGGTCACTTTCTTTTGTTTATATTCTGGATAAGTTAGTTTTTTGTTTGGGTAGTAGGTGTATCCGCAATCCATTGTGAAGCAATGGTGGTGTCCGTCATCAAAGACTGCACAGTTTTTTTTACCGCACTCAGGGCAAAGTATCTTGGATTTATATTTGCTAGTCATAGTACCAGTTATAAGTAAACTCTTTGACAGGAAAACTTACGTTACCAATACATACTTTCTTACGTCTTTTAGTAATTTTTTCTACTGATTTTTTTTTAAGTCTATTAAATAAATACTGACTTCTTTTCCATTGTGTTTCGTAATGACGATTAGCAGTTACTACATCATCAAACCAACTTCCAAGAAACCAAACATATAAAATAGATGATCTTGTGTTATACCAGTAGTCACCTTCATCAGCACTAGGTGGCTGACTTACATTGCAAAGTTGTGCCATACCATTCTTCGGGAATAAATTTATCGCAGTATTGGAACCCATGTCTCTCACACCATTTGGCATAAGAGATAGAGTTCTTGGCTTTAGATAGTTTGGTTCTGCTATTTTGAAAACAGAACCTTATATCTAAGTCGGGTCGTTTCTCCTTAATTGCAAGATGCTTGCGTCTATCTTCTTTCGAGAAGTAGCCCTTTGTTTCAACAATAAAATTGTTGAGGATAAAGTCAGGGCGATAGGTGCAAGTGATTTCATAGTCAATGCTGAGAGTTTCATAGGTAAAGATAATTTTCTTTTTGGTTAAGTTGTCAGCAAATTGACTTTCAAATTTACTCTTGTATTTAGAAGTCGGCTGCTGTTGACGCAGTACTTTTTTCTTCATAACTACTCGGTGGTGCTGCTTCAAAGTCTGGGCTACCTGTCCATTCAACGTGCTTTCTTACTATGACTTGTAAAGGTTGGCATCTTATACCGACACCATTAGCACCTGCGTCATAGCCACTACACTTCATAGACATCTGCCCTTCTGTCATAGGACTTATCTTTTCATACTCTTTCTTTTCTTCGTCTGTCATTAGACGTAGTGGGTCTTCGTTAGCCCAGAAAGTAACAGGTGGATTAGTCCATACATCACCATTCATTTTTACCCCACCAGCTTTTTTATTGGTCTTGATGACTAGGTAATCATCTTCTGTTGTCCAAGGTAAGCTTGGTTCTCCAAACTTATTCTTGGTAAGAGTAAACTTTCTATCTGGATAGTATTCTTTTAACGCTGCTTTCCATCTATCAAGCAAGCCTTCAAGCTGCTCAATAATATGTTCAACCGCATCAACTTCTCTACCCATTTCATCTTTCATCATTGTGCCTTTTTTGATAAGACACTCTGCCTTGTATTTCTTGACACCCTTGTACTCGTCAGGGGTTACAAGATATGAATACCTAAAGTTAGTAGGATTCGGTGTGACTATCTTAATAGTCTCTGGCTTGAGATCTTCCATGTTTGATACCTTGGTTTGGTTTCCGTTTTATTGCGTCTATAAAAGACGTTCCCTAACTATACCTTGATCTCTTGTTATGTAAATATATATGGTGCTGTCAACACATCTGTAATATCATAGTCTCCCATATCTAGTGCTGCTGGCAACTTACTACTATCACTTAGTTGTTGTGTTGTTTGGTGGTATAGATTATCAAGATTGTTGTCACTATAAATCTTAAAGAAACTTTGCTTTACACATTCGATAAATCTTTGAAGCTCAGATGCAGGGCTTCCATAACAATCATGTATGACACAAAAGTTTTTTAGTCCATGCTTGCTTGCTTCTACTAAACTCATGTGGCAATGTGCAGCGTCAAGACTATGTATATAATTACTAGGAAAACCCTGTGCCTGTCTACGTTTATCTACTTTTGTAGTATCTGGTTCAGCTAGACTTAGCCTTACACTTGAGTTACTTAGTTTAGTCTTTACTCTTTTGACATCATTCTTGTAGTAGTTCTGTTGTACAAGAAACCCTGATGGTGTATGCCAAGAGATAGGTTTGTTCTCTTTGTTGAAACATAAAGCTGTAGTCTGTAAGTACTTCAATACTTCATAGCTTTCTGGGGTTACATACTTTACTGCCTGTTCAATCATGGTTGCCAGATAAAAATTATTCTTAAAATTTTTTGCAACAAAAACATTTTCATTTACAAAGTATCTTTCTATGTAGTTTGCTATGCCGAATGTAGTTGAGTTATATGGAATCATAAGTACAGGTTTCTTTACAAACTTTCTTGTCAACTTATCTTTGTGTGCATACCAGATTGGTGCTTGCTCTGCCTTGTCATACTTCAGTAGCATCAAGAGAACATCAAGTATTTGTTTATATAAATCTTGTGGTTGTTTAACATTTTGTAGGTTAACTTTGTTAGCTAAATGTTGATTAGATATAAGACCTGCTATATGTTGATAGCCATTGTTCGTACCATCAAGACAGCAAACATGATGTGATATATAACCATACCCTTCGCATTGAAACTCACACCACTCTTTACACCAAGCAAGAAACTGGAAAGGTTCTTTTGCTTTACCCCATATACCAACATTACCTATCGGGTCTTTGTAAACTTCTTCTGCTAGATCAGTTCCTTCTATGTAAGCCCACTCAAGTCGTTCCTCATAGGTATGTTTATTCATACCCCAATGGTTTGCACCTGCTATAGCTAACCAGTTCAAGTCTTGCTTAGTCTTTATCTCTGCACCTTCATGAAATCTATGAAGCCCTCTAGCTATGTCATTACCTTGTGGGTGGAAGTGTGCAGTTAGTGGGTACATACGACCAGTAAAATCAAATTGATAAACGTGAAAAAATTTTTCGTCACAATATCTTTTTGCTGTATCAATCATAGATAGTATCTGATACCTCTTGACCATATTCTGATGGTTCATATCATGGATTAAAGAAGCTAAGTATCTCCACTCTTTTCGTGCTTGCTTATTGGTATCTATATCGAGTGGTTTTGTTGGCAGTTCTGCAAGCTCCCTATCTATCAATGAACCAACCTCTATTCGTTCCTCCCAACAGTATTCAAGAGTTTCTAGTACAAACTGATTTACACCCCAAGCTGTCTGACTCGCCAGAGTTAACGCTTTCAGACTTGTTGTTAAGTCTTCTCCTCGTAGTGTGTTTAGGTAGTCTTGATTAGAACTCTTGATTGCTTTTGTTTTTAGTCTGTCTGTAAAGTAACCACCATTGTCAATCGACTTCCAAGGGCGAGGTACATCAAGACAAGGTAGGTAGATAGGAAAGGCAGCAATCCTATTTGATCTACCCTGCCTTATATATTTCATAAACCTTTCAGTAAAAACTACATAGTTTGTTGTACCTTTACCTACCTTTTTGTTTATAAGGTTGACCATATTTATTTTTATCATTATCAACTCGATCAACTTCAGCCCAACCTTAAGTTTATTACCCCTTGTCCAAG